CGTCAAACAACAGCGCGTGATTGGACTGGAGCATGATGGGCACGGTATCACCTCACAGTAGAATGTTGACGGGCAGGTAGGTCATACGGAAGGAGTAAATGGTTTCACCCGCCTGATGGCCCAACGTCAGGCTCTTGATACCCCCACGGATGGCAATGTCGTCTCCATCATTTTGCTTCGTGCTCGTGTTTGTCGTTGACAATTTGTCTTCTCTTCTCTTCCCAAGCCCAAGAGCAAGACGAAGATGGCGCACCGAATACAGTTCACCGCTGTCTGCCGTAAGCATCGAATTATACGGAATGATGAGTTGACTGGGGTAGTCGCCATCTACGAAAAGAGCCAGTCCTCCACCCGCCAAATAACCCGCACTACTACCGAATAAGGCTGCACCAGCAATAGCCGCAGCCCCACCAGTAGCGACTGTCAAGGCAGCAGCACCGGCTCCAATAGCCGCACCAGCGACGATAGAAGAGCCGGGCTTCTGCGTATTGTGGACGATACCGTAGAGGTCCTGCAGTTTGTCACCAGCAGAGCGGGCAAAAGCACTGGACTTGTCTCGACCGCCGCTAAAGTCTCTGCTGTGAAACTTAAAAGGCGAACCCAAGGCTCGGGAAGTCAACGAAGATTGAGAGAGGACGGCGTCGTTTCCAGCGCTCCCGACTTCGTCGTATTCAATTGAGACAAGCGTGGCACCCACAGACGGTTTGAGTTTTGACGTCAGAACTGAGGCAGTGAAGGGCATTTCCCAACCGCTTTGACTTGTGTTGTTGATGGCGGATGCAATAGCCGTTGCTACCTGCGGGGCAGTGGCGTATGTTGGGCCTGAACTAACGAAAATACGCACGTTTGCTGTGCGTGCAGACGTTCCAAGAGTGAGTGACTCGAAACTGACGTCACCAATGCTGGCGGAGCCATGTGTTTCGCTGAGGAAGATTCTCCACTCCACTCCACCTACGCTGATTCCAATGGCCCTCGCAGAAGCATAATTCGATGTTGTGACGGCCTGTAGGGCACCAACCGTGACGTTGCTTGAAGAGTCGAATGCAACGTCAAATTCAGCCACGGCTTTGGTTCCACTAACGGTGCGCCCTGCTGGGTCATCGTCAGTCAGAACGCCCTCAATCTGAATGGCACTGTTGACGCTGTTCATGTCAATGCCGAATCGAGCGCCACCCCCAAGCGGAATGGGAATTGGGTTGAACTTCCGCTCAACGTCCATCTGAATGGACGTCGCCATGAGTTCCATTCCACCGGGATAGTGCTCGTCCATCTTCTTCTGATTGCTGAACAGAATACGCACTGGTTGATTCATGTTCAGAACCTCCCTCGTGTGGTGCTACCGCCCACGGCACGGGCGACTTCTTGCTGCAACATGTTGCCAATTTCACGCGCCAATTGCCGCTTGTCGCTGCGGTCTGTAATGCCGCTGGCGTTGACGGTGATGTTGAACGTCTGCGAACCTGCGGCATCACCCTTCATTTCCACTGGAATGGACCTCCCGTTCGGTAGAGGAACAATGGCTTCTGTGCCGTGAAGCGTAGCAGTGTAGCCACTTGTGGGTCCTGAAGCGACACCTCCAGCAGAGAATCCGCCACCACCCCCTTCGCTTCTTCCCAAGATGTTGTCCTTGGTATCGCCAACAAAGCCCTTGATGTTGTCATAACCTGCCCTGATGTCGTCAATCAGTTCCTTGAGTCTCTCGAACTTCGGCTCAATGAAGTCACCAAACGCTCCCACGACGGTGTCTCGGAACTCCACCATGTTGTCTCTGAGTTCGCCAAAGCGTGTCTTGACAACGTCCATCTTCTCTCTCAACTTCTCAACTGGACCGCTGAGTCGGTCGGTAATAGGTTCGATGAACTTGTCAAACCGCGCTTTCATGACGTCCATGATGAGCGACCAGTTGTCGCGAATGAAGTCGAACTTGGCTTTGAACTCCTCCAGTTTGGTGAAAATGGCGTCGATAAAACCGAACCGCTCACGCATGGTTTCAGTCATCTCACTCCATCGCTCACGAATGCTGCTGAGAGCGTTCAAGAACGGGTCGACAAACGCACTGACCAAGGGACCGATGGTGCCGTCCCACACGACCTTGAGGCCCGTAATGACGCCATCCCAGTCACCCTTGACGAGAGCCAAACCTGTCTTGAACGAGTCAACAAACGGCTGGACAAGCGGCATCACGACGTTGTCCCAAATGCCCTTTACTGCCTCCATCGCACCGCTGAAATCACCCTGCAGCAGCGCCATGCCGCCCGTGAATGAACCAGTGAAGAGTTCGATGAGGGGCTGGACAACAGCGTTCCATGTGACGCTAAGCACTCCGGTGACTGATTCCCATGCTGCCTTAAGTAAATCAAAACCTGAGCCAAACGTAGTGGTGAAGAAGTCAACGACAGACTGAATGATGGGCATAGCCGCGTCAGACAGCGTCTGCCAAATTGGCACGACGTTGTCCTGCCACCACGTCTTGATGCCCTCGAACTTTTCGATGATGAAGTCTTTTGCCTCGCCGAATGACTGCTTAATTGCCTGCCCTGCTCGTTTCACGCTTTGCCCAATACCCGCGAGTAGAGATGAGGCACTGCTCAGAGCACCGCCAAGCGCACCTACGCTGGCCCCAAGGCTGGCAATCGCTGAAAGTCCCACCATCAGAAGTCCTCACTGAGCCAATCATAGTCGAGGCTGACCGTCTCACGGCCCCCGCTGTTTGCTTCTTGGCGCTGCCTCTTCATGTCCTTTTCCTCTTGACTCCTTCCAACGAAGGCCCAAGTCAGCGACTGCTGGAACGTCTCAGGACTCATCTCATGCACTTCCTTCAACGATATACCGTAGTGTTTGGCGATGATGTAGGCCCACAATTCCAACTGCATCTGCATGTCTTCCGCGCTGGCGACCGTCTTTCGACTGAGGAAGGCCTCAATCACTGACTGTCGCCTTGCGTAAAATCTCCCTGAATCGCCTCCGCAAGCGCGTTGGGCGAAGGTAGCAGCGACGAAATGCGCTGGCCAATGTCACCTCTGAGGTCAAGCAGTTCGCTGCTGGTCATCTCCGGCTCAGAGCGGACAATCCAGTGCGTGAAAGCGTGGCGCCAGTAGGCGGCGAGGTTGATGTTGAATGAACCGTCAGACTCGAAATCGAGCATGGCTTGAGCGGCCTGCTGCATGTCAAAGAATGAGATGTCCCTGACCCACACCCGCATGACCACATTTGGGTCATCGGGGTCTACAGGAATCTCGTGCATCTTCTCATTCTTCTGTCTCAGCAGTTTGGTCTTGTCGCTCACTGTCTTCATTCATCTCCACCTCGGTCGCAGCCGCTTCATCAGCGGGGGCGTCCACTTCTTCCTCGGCAGCCGATTCTTCATCGGGGGCCTCCGGCGTCGGTGTGGACTCTTCAATCCCTTCATCGTCACGCTTCAGGCGGAGAGCAATCTCAGCCTTGGTGCCGTAGTAGGGAAGACCACGGCGCTTGCACTCTTCGCGGAGTTCAACAAGCGTCATGGCATCATAGGAAAGTTCAGCGGGAAAGTCCTCGCTGTTGGGGATGTCTTCAACCTCGGTGTCGGAGATGTTCTCCGGGTCATTGGACTCAGTGGTCGGCTGAATCTCCGACTCGTGCGGAGCGACGAGGCTTCGCACGAGGTTTTCGATGCGCTCCTTCTCAGGAGGCACGCCGTCAATGACGATGGCTTCCGCACCGATGTGCTCCGCAAACCAATGTGCGTAATCAACAGGGGTCTTGCGGCGGTAATGAAAGGTGGTCAATCGGTCAGTCATGTTGTCACCTCAGCAGTGGAAGAGCGTGTCAGTCGACACCACACGGATGGCCTTGGGTAGCACCTTGAGTGGTGCGCGGATTGGTCCCTTGTCTTCAGGAATCGGCAGACCCGCTTCCGTGATGTAATAGTCGTCCAGCATGATGTCCAGCGACTCGCGCCCGCTTGCCGTGCCGGGTTTGGTGAAGGACAGGCGAATCATGTCAGCGGTCGTTGGGTCGCGACCGACTGCGCGGCGCATCTCGTGATAGAAGACTGGGTCTTCCACGATGATTTCCATGTCCATGCTGTATTCGGTCTTGCCCTCAACAGACAGCGAGGCGTTGCGCGAACCAGCAAACGGCGTTTGGTCGGTCGCGGCGTCGGTCACAGCCGCACCGTTGATGGTGTAGAACTGCTGCACACCCGTGCTACCGTTGAGCGTGAAAGAAACAACCTGTCCAATGCGACGACCGGCAAAGGTGACGGTCCCGTTATAGAACATGAAGGGCTTCTGCGTGCCCGGAGCGATGCCGCTCTCCTTGCGCTTGGCGTCGGTGTTGGCCGTGTCCTCAAACATGCGGTGCGCATCGTAGCGGTCGCCCTTGTTGGACGTCTCAAGCCGCCCAGTGTCCGTGTAGCAGAGCGTTGAGTCAAAGTTGACGTTGAGCCGCAGCGCGGCGTCTGTGTCAGCCGTGAGTGAGAAGTCCTTGACCTTGCAGCCACGGAACACACGCGTCAATTGCTTGGTGTCGGTGCTGCTGCCGTCAACGGCTGTGTCGTCTTCAGCGTCGCGACGTCGGATGCTGACCTCCATGGCGAAAGACGGCACATGAGAGCGGGAATAGAGCAGACGGGTCACACCGTTGGTCAATGCACCCGTGCTGGCTCGGTCGGGACTGCCGAGGGTGCTACCGCTGCCGAAGCGAGCAAAACGAATGGGGATGTTGTTGGCGTGTGGGTAGAGCAGTGCATCATCGAGGAAAATCGTGTTAGCCGTAATGGCCACGATGCGGCGGATTTCACTCGTCTCAGTTCTGTCGAAATACACGCTTTCAGGGTTGGTGACAACGCCAAAGACACTACCGTCAGCGGTGTCCGCCTCTTTATACGTGACAATGTCAGCAAAGCCTGTGGCGTCTTTGATGATGACGTAATCACCCGCTCCAACTGCGGAGCCACCGCTGAATGTAGGCGTTCCTGTTCCATCGAAGGGAATGGTCGTCGCACCGGCTTTTGTTCCCGCAGTGACGTTGATGGCGTAGTTGTTGCTGGCGCACAGTGCGTCATACGTCCCATCGACATTCACAGCCTCCATACCGAGGCAGTAATAGAGCCAGCGTGGGTTGTGCATGTTGACCTCAAAGGAGCCACCTTGGTTGACGAAACGACCGGGCACCTGCACAGCAACATCGCGGCCAAGGCCAACGACGTGATAGCGCTTGAGGTCCACCTTCGTCTCAGGCAACGTCACAGCAGCCGTCAAACCGACGAACTGGTCGAGCAGTGAACGCTCCGTCGAAGCGTTTGCAGCATCCGCATGCCCGGAGTTCACGTCAACGCTGGGCATCGCAAGCGAATGGAAGATGAGCGCATCGCCGGAAGCGCTGGCTGTCGATAGTGCTTCATTAAGAGCAGGCGTCACCGTGAACGTGTTCTTGGTCTGAGCGATGACCGTGAAGAGTCGCCCATCGTCGTCAGTGAAGTTCCCACCGCCAACAATGCTGACCTTGACACCAACCAGCATACCGATGGGCACTTTGAGAATACCGCCGTTGACGGGCGTGCTTGGGGAGCCATTTCCGGTCAACGTGATGACCGACGTTTCATCAGCAGCAGTAACAGTCGTAGCGGTGAAACCGAAGGCGTCACCGAAGGTAAAGGTTTGATTGCTGTTCGTGGCGGTAGCGGCAGCACTCAACTCGAAGGTCGTGCCGTCCGTGATGCTGGCAACAGTCGCTCCTGCTGGGACACCGGTTCCCGTCACAGTCATTCCTGCCTCGATGTTGGCCGTGGAATCCATCGTCACCGTCGCATCGGTGTTGATGGTGTCACACGTCGCGTCATTGGACGTCCGTGTGGGGTAGTTGTGGTCCAACCGAAGTGCAGTCTCGTGTCCGAAGGACACCTCGGTCAAGTCACCCTTGTAGACAGTCGACGGCATGTTGGCTCACCTTATGGCACGAGTTCCGCGAATATAACAACCTCGATTTGAAAGGTCATGCGGAATAGGCTCTTGGTGCGGTCAGACAGGTCTGTCCGCGTTTTGAAAACCAAGCGGTCGAACGACACTCCGTCGCCCTTGCGCTTGGTGTGAATGAGGCGACGCACCTCGTTTTCCATCGCTTGCATGTGCTTACGCCCACGCATCGTGCGCATGTCAACAGTGATGTTGATGCGCGTCGTGACGAAATCGTAGAGCAATTCAGGCGCCTCTTCGTTGTGCGCCGTCTCGTAGCACATGACGTAGTCCGACTTCTTCATGTCGAGGCGCTTTCCACGCTCAGGATTGACGGTGGCGATGTCAGCGATGACCGGCTTGATGTTGCTCGTGTTGGCGCGGTTCCAATCCTCCAGCACAGCGATGACTGCGTCGAGGCCTTCAGTCCACGTTGCGACCATCACTCCACCTCCCTTCGATACGCCTTCTTGTCAAGAGTGACATTACCTGCACTGACTGTGAGTTTCTGCTTGACGAGGTCAGGAGACTCCGTCAGCATCCGCTTATCGACCCTACCCAGCGCTGCGTTAAGAACGCTCTCCTCCGGTTTGCGTCCACGCTGCTCATAATCGCCCGACTCGTTGCGGTTGATACCGTCCATCCCCAGTTCCTGCTGCTCAACAGCACGGCGGTAGTTTCCGTCGTGCTCCTTGACGAACTGCTGGAGTTCAGTCTGCACTTTGGGGTCGGCCATGTCTTTCGCTGCTGCGTTAAACAGGTCATCGAGGATGTCGCTAACCACGCACCCACCTCACTCGAACAGGACGATTTCCTGATACCGTGGGAGAATGCGGTCAATCTCAGACTGCAGCAATTGCACCTTGGCTGAGAGGTCGATGTTGTTGGTCCCTTCAGGCAGCAGCACGCTGCGGTCATCAGACATGAGCAGGTCAATGACCACCATCTTCGTGGCGACCTCCTCAATGGCCTTCTCCAAGTAGCGCTCACCGTAGATGTAGGACACCTTGACGGCGTTCCACTCAAAGAACGGGTATGAGTTGTTGAAGTAAATGATGCCCATGTCGTGGTCGAGCCACCAGTCCTTGAAACGGGCGCTGTCGCCACTGGCGCTCCCACCCTGCAAGTCGAGTTGCAGCAAGTGTTGACTGATGTTGCCGCTCAGTGAGCCGAGCGAGCCGATGACTGCTGTGCAGTTCAGGAACTTGGTGTCCGACACTGCGGTGTAGCGGAAGACGTTGGTGCCGTCTGTCGCAACGCCCGCCTTGGCAAAGCCCCCAGTCGAAGTGACCTGCACGTCATCGGTGTCCACAACAGCACTGAAGGCAGTGGTCTGCGACGCAGTCTGCGAGATGCCGATGGTGCTATCAGTGCAGACGAGGCTGCAAACTTCACCGCCCTTCGTTTGACGCATGCTGGTGAGTTTGACGATGCCCGTGCCGTATTCGGCATTGGCTGAGGCGAGAAACTCGTTGTGGACGGCCACGTTTGACGTAGAGCCTTCGAGGGTGAAGGCGGGGCTGAACTCAACAGACGCCTTACTGACGCGGTCTTCCTTGTTGATGAGGTCCGCGAGGTTCTGTGCGGTGGTCGTGGCATCAAAGTCCGTGCGCCACTTGGTGGTGGTGGCCGTGGCAGCAGAGTCTTTCTCCGCAGTCAACGTCACGGAGGTCCCGTTTCCGGGTGACAGAACAATGGAGCCACTGATGGCCCGCACGTCTTCAGGAATCTGCAGTCGGGCTTCGGCACCACAAATCTCGCGGTAGTCGTCACCCTGCCACAGTTCCAATCGCAGAACCTGTTGCACGCTGCGGAACAGAAGCGGTGTAGTGCCGACATAATCGGTGTAATATCGACGCCTGTATGGCTTATACGTGTCAAAATTGATGAACTCTGCAGCGACAATGTAAGGACGCCACGCTGTGTGCGTGATGTTGTCGATTTTGTCTTGCACCTCACGAATACGTGCCTGCACAATCGCCTTGGTGACACCGCGTTGTCGACCCACCTTGGCGTTGGTGAACGATGCGAGATTCTGCACGTAGGCGTTGTCTGCCGCCTCAAAATCAGCGTGAGTGAAAGAGCCGGTGAACTCCAGTTTCACGCCACTGGTGCCACCGTTGCTAATGCCGGTAATCTCTTTCTCAACGCCAAGAGGATTGGCGTCGCTGTAGATGAGGATGGTGTCGCCAACCTCGGTGCCGCAGCGGCGGTAGTCTTCGCCAGTGATGAACACGCCGTCGCTCACAGAGTCAGCAGATGCGAGCACAGGCTCCTGTGGCCCAATACCGAGGTAGTCAGCCACCTTCTGCGGTGTGGTGTAGACCGTCGCAGTGGGGTCGAGAGGACGAGTCTCAGGCTCACCGGGGTTGAAGACGACGGGCATTACTCTCTTGCCCCCTCATCACGGTGGCCGAGGTTATACTCCATGGGCTTGCCGCAAGAGCCGCAGTTCTCACGCCACATGAAGTGCAGCATGCCGCAGTGCTTGCAGCGCGTCCCTGAGCCGATGTTGAGAACATCGCCAATCTCGCTGTTGCGGTTGCGCTGTTCTTTGACTACGCCCTTGAGAGGGTCTTCAGGGTTCACCATCTCAGGTGCAAGAGCCACGTCGGAGCGGACGGCTTGCTTTTGCATCCGGCTGATGTCATCGAAGTCGATGCTCGCCAGTTCAAAACCCATACCCATCACACTCAGGAAGTCGTCACAAAGATGTAGATGTTCCCGAGGATGAGATGTGGGTCAGCCGACACGCAGGTGTTGGAGCCAATAGCGGTGCTAATGGCCGTCTCGACAACCGTGCGTGCAGTGGAGTTGTTGAAGTCCTTCTGCGCGAAGGGGCCGAGAATGGTCACGGTCTTTGCCAATCAATCACCGCCTTCAGGAGCGGCGACCAATAGCAAGGAAAGTGCCAGCAACGGTCGTTCCACCGCCTACAGCCGGACTGACGGTCGCGGTCGTGCCATCCACAGTCGCGGTGTCCAAAAGTTGGAGGTTGCCGGGAGTGCCACCGTCGTCAGTGGGCGTCGTGTCAACCGCTTGAACGGTGACTGCTGACGGGTTCAGGATGAATGCGTCAACACTTGCGAGAAGGCCGCCAAGAGCGATTTCAGTGCGTCCGGCAGCATAGGAGCCGGTCACAATCATGCGGTCGCCAAAGTAGGTTGGTCGGGGGTCAATCGTTAGCGTCGTCATGTTCACTCACTCTCTGTGGATTCTTCTTCTTCAGATTCAGCGGACTCGGCCACCATCTCTTCAGTCTCGGCCACACCGTCAGGACTCATAACAGTAGCGACGAGTTCGAGCAGTGTGGATTTGGTTGCGTAGCCCTTGGGCTTGATGTCGTAGCCAGCGAGCCACGTAGCGATGTCCTTGCGGTTCCAGCCTTCGTCGGGGACGCCGTCATTGCCAGCGTCAACCGTTTCAGCCTCGGGAACCTTTGGCTCCCAGCCTTCGATGGCGTAGTGGGCCATGTCGACCCTCGGCATGTAGCGGTCAAGCCAAGCAGCCGTGACCTCGCGTGATTCGCCACGAATCCAGTTCGGATGCGACGGGTCGACGCAGCGCTTTTGGAAGCGCCTACCGATGTAGGTGATGGTGGGCACTCAGGCCACCTCACGAGTAGAGCACGAGAACGCTCGTCGTGTTGGCTGAGCCGCTGAGGTATTGCAGCGTGATGGTCAGGCTGCTCACAGTGGCCCCAACAGCAACAGCGGCGGCGCCGGTGTCGGTGGTGAAGGCGCCGTAGATAGCGCTCACGCCGCCAGCAAGAATGATGGTTTCGCCGTCAGCACCACCCGTCACCGAGATGAGAGCCATCTTCGGGGCGGGGTCGTAGCCGTTCACTCCGTCGCTGTTCACAGCACTAAAGGTGCCGGGACCGCCTCCGGGGTAGGAGGTGTCAGCGGCTCCGTCTTGCCACTCGGTGGTGGACTGAGAGCCAGCGCGAAGTTCCCATGCGCCCACAAGGGTCGCAGTTGCAGTTCCAGACAGTGTAAGTTCTTCCATGTTTAATCACTCCGTGTTGTTTTTTTTGTGTTCACTTAAGGTCGCGGATTTGGCCCTGCGCTCCAAAGAAAGTCGTCCAAACCTCGCCCATCGTGCGGTAGAGGCCTTCCTGACCAAGACGGTTGATGGCGAATGGGTCGCCAGTCTCGATGCCGGACTCGAAGTATTGCGTGGGGATGGCCGTGCTGAAGTAGAGGTAGTCAGTGTCGAGGAAATACATGCGGGCGAGGCCATCGTCGTCGTTGACGTCCTTCGAGGGGATGATGGGCACACCGTTGTAGGTAGCGACGATGAAACCGGCTTCGATACCGGGAACACCCTTCACACCGTTGTAGGTGGGCGTCACACGCTTCTCTTCCATGAAGCGCTGCTGCGCCTGCAAGAGTTGCTGGAGGCGCATCAGGGTGTCGTAGCCCGTCAGGATGACCTTGGGGTTGCCACCGCGCTCCCACATCTGCTGGAACATCGTGTCGAGCAAGTCGAGGGAGAGCACACGCTTGTTGCCCGCCGTGGTGTCGTTGGCGCAGTTCATCTCAGCGTGGGACCACGAGTTTGAGGCGCGGGCGATGCTGTAGATGTCGAGGTCAGAGGCAGCGTCAACGTGGGCGTTGGAACTGCTCGTCTTCAGACCAGCGTTGTTGGAGGGGCTGGAGCCACCGTCGGCAGCGGTAATGCGGTCGAGGGACTCGAAGTTGTTGCCCGCAACGGTGCTGACGTCGGTGGTGAGCATCAGGTTCACCATCTCAGCGTGGTGCTTACCCATCTCTTCCTTCATCACGGCGCGCATGTCGCCGAGGCCGTCGTCCTTGTCGGACAAGAAGATGGCGACTTCGCTCAGGTCGAAGGTGTGAGCGATGGTCTTGGGCTTCGCAGCAACGTGCTGGAAGGTGGGCTTGATGGTTTCCGGCAAGGTGCCGTTCTCAGCAATTCCGCCGCTCAGAGAGCCGCCGTTAGGCTTGGCGGTGATGACGCGCCATCCACTTCGCTCCCAAGGCTTCTTGGGAAGGATGGAGAAGGCGTTGAACTCTTGGTTCAATTGGGACCACACTTTGCGGCCGTAGATGGCCTGATAGGTGCCACCAGTGGTGGACAGCATCGGTGCGTCAGCCTTGAGCAATTCAGAGCCGCTGTAGGAATATCCCATCGCGTTTCCGGCGCCGTAGTAATAGCGCTCCATGTCGGTAACAGTTCGGACGTAGTTTCGTGCCATATTATTCACTCCTCATTTTGTGTGTTTGGTGATTGCTCACTCTCCACGAATCGCTCGGTTCGCGAGCGAGTGGACCTCATCCCAAGACATGCTGGCGAGGTCGGCCGTCTCAGGGACAGCGACCGTCGGGGCAGCATCAGCCGACTTAGCGAGCGTGGTGCCGCCGCCGGTAGACAGGTTGTCGATGCGCTCATTGAGGGCGCCGAGCGCCTTCATGACTTCATCAAGGGGACCGCGAGGGTCAAACGCTTGGGCCTGAGCCTTCTGGACTTCGGCCGTGCGCTCATGAGTGTAGCGCGACTCGAAGTTTCCTTCAAGGGCCTTGCGGAGTTCTTCTTCCTGCTTAGCGGCCTTGAAGACCTCGTAGGCCTCTTCGGCGCTGACAGCGTCGACGGAGGTGAGGAAGTCACCCTTGGCGACGTTGCCGCCACGAGAGAGGCCGGCGCGGGCAAGAGCGTTGGTGGACGGGGAGCCACCTTCCTGAGCGCGGCCGTTGACCTGCCCAGCGAAGTAGGAGGCGCCGTCACCGATGGACTCGGGGGTGGAGCCGAGGTTGGCCTTGGTGATGCCATCGAAGTGGGCGCGAGCACCGTCAGTGTCCACACCGGCGGACTTGAGGGTGTTCTCCATCCAGTCGAGGTATTCGGCCGTGATGACGTCGGAGAACTCGGACTTCTTCTTCTCGTCCTTCTCCTCCTCTTTGTCATCGGCCTTGTAGGCGCCCTTTTCCTTGTCGTCCTTCTTCTCGTCCTTCTTGGACTTCTTGTCTTCCATGTGCTCCTTCAGTTGAGGGGGCATGCCTTTTTCCATGTCATCGAGGCGACCTTCCAGTCGCTCCAACACGCTGTTCATTTGGTTCATTACATCGTCAGTCATTTTGCTCACCTTGTTGTTTTGAGTGTCTTCCTTTAGGATTTTGAATGTGGCTTCTGGGTTGATTCCTTTTTCGCAGATTGTGATTTCGTGAAGTTCGAGTTTGGAGATTTCCTGATATGAGCCGTGATTCGCGTCTGCTTTGTGAACTCGCTTGAATGCTTGTCCTCCGATGCTGAATCCTGCAAGGTTTCCTTTACGAATCTCGGCGGCCACTTCTCGGGCTTTCTCGATATCATTTCTCAGTTTGACGACGACGAACATTCCCGCATCATCAACCTCGCTCTTCCAAAACCTCCCTTCGTTGTCTGTGTATGACGGTATAACTTCTCCGACTTGAATGTTTGAGTGTGCTAATTGGACGTTTGAATACTTGGGGTCGGACATGAACTTCTTGAACGCGTCCTTAAGCGCCGACCGTGTAATCAAGTCCCCCTGTTTGTCTACGAGTTCTACTGAAGCATAGCCAGCAACGACGAGGTCACTGCTCCCCTTGAGGAGAGTGAGGCCGGACTGATTGCTGCTTCTGAGTAGCACACTATTCCCCCGTTGGTGTGTTCACCTACATAAATAAGGCGGCATCAATATGAGTCGACGTTTTCTTCCAAATCGGTAGACTGCCGCTCATTTTTGTCTTTCAGACGCTTGCGACGCGCTTCAGGGTATTCTTCCTCGGGGTCCTCAGTAGGACGCTCCTTCATGTCCCAGTCAGGTAGCGACTCTTCGGAAGTCAAGCGAGTGGGTCCACGAGGCGACTCAACCTGACTCCCTGCGTCAAACGAGAAACCACGGGCACCGGGACCACCACTCATGCGCTCTTTTTCGATGCGGTCCATCAAGTCGGCAATTCGCACCAGCGTCTTAGCCATCACTTCGACCTTCTTTGGCTTGAGGATGACTTCTTCATCGTCTTCCTCAATGATACCTCCAGACTCATTGGCCGATTGCCGTTGATTTTTGGGGTCAGTCATGCTACGCACCTTCTCCGTTCCCTTTGAGATGAGAGCCGCTGCTTCCATCCACAGAGGTCGTAGGCTTTCCGCAAGGCGCATGGCGTAGTCGCTCTTTTGCACAGCGCCAAGTGCCGCGCGACCCTCAATGGCCCACGCACCATGTTGCGATTTCTCCAAGCGATACGTGATGCTGTCTACCTCAGAGATGTCCAGTGTCAAACGCTCGCTGCCGATGGTGACGTCGAAGGGCATAGCGATGATGGCATGGGACTTGGTCAGGAGACTGAGCGTTTCCAACGAGGCGGGGGATTCGTCCTCACTCGTGCCCTTCACACTGGAGACGGTGACGTCGTAGGTCTTGTTGTCACGCTTGACGCGGACGCCGGACACGCGGACTTGAATGACGTCACCCTCGTTGAATGGCTTGGGACTGCGCACCGTGCCAACATCGACGTAGTGCTTACCCTCGTGTTCAACCACGCGCTTCCCGCTGTCTTCGGCATCGACAGGACCAGCACCGAGACGATAGACGAACGGTCCCTTCCCGCGAACGTCGAGCACCATGAAGGACAAGACCTTGTCTTTGCGTAGCATGAACCACTTTGGATGCCGTTGCTCTCCCTTCATGTAAGTCGAAGTCGCATCGCGGAGCATCAGGTAGTCGTGGTCAGGTGACAACGCCTCGACCACGGCCTCAAGTCCTTCACGGTCAGTCATGCGGAAGTTGTGCGGGCCGGGGACAATGACGTGTTCATGGCTGTCAAATTGAGCGCGCAGGAGTTTGATACGCTCACGCAGCAACATGTCCGACACGTTGTTGTCGTCATAGGACAGCAAGTCATAGACGACGAACTCTTTCTTTGCCCTTACGACGTCAATCACGTAGTCACTCTCGGTCAAGGCCTTGAACTGCTTGACGTCAGCAGGCTTGAGTTTTACATCTTCTCCGCCCTCATCATACGCCGTGACATCGTCACCTTCGCGCTTGACAATAAGGCGCTCACCGCGAGGCAAACCCGAAACAGCCCAGTCATCGCTAAAGCCACGCAGCGAATCGAGGTCACGTAGCGCGAAGATGCGATGCATCGCCAGCACAGGCGGTGGACGGCTTTCATCACTCTTCAGCAGGGCTTGAGGGTCAAGAAGCACCATCAGTGTCTCGACGGGGTCACTGGTGTGAATGCGGTCATAGCCGTCGTCTACGGGCGCGGTGCCTGTGAACGGGTCGACAGAGAAGTGCTGGGCTTGTCGCTGGACGTATGGGAAGCCGTTGTTGAGAGCCGTCTCGGTCATCTCGGCTCCAGTTACCATCGCCATCTGCTCTTTGCTGGGAAGGATGCGGCGAACGTCACCCACGATGTTGGTGCCAACAGCCGGCTCTCGCCCCCTCCCTACAGAAAAACCGATGGACGGAGGAGCAATGACAACACCTCGGTCCATCAGACCACCCGTGTAATGAGTGTTGATGACGCCTTGCGAATCAGGATGCACAGGGCCAATTGGGACTTCTTGCCACTCAGAGTGCTTTACATCACCCATGGTGGCTTTCTTGGCTCCCTGCATGACAGCCGGGTCAAAGCCGGGGTGGCCCGGTGAGAACATCAACACACCGTGCATGGCGTTTTCAATCTCATGCTGCGCCAACGCAATTCCCGTTTTGTCCGTGCCTTGAAACGTCCGGTCAAGCGGGACCATCATGAGTCCGTGCTGCTCCGCTTCCTGTTTGCGGTCATCACCAAACAAACCAAGTTGCCGATGCTCAGTGAAATATCGAGGGATGTTGCGAGCAGCACCCTTTGCCCAAGCATCTGCCTGACGTCGCGCTCGCTTATACGCTGTCTCCCCGACATCTTTCTTCAACGGGATGAGGCTACGGTAGTGTGCCTTGCTGGCTGCCCAGTGGTCAACAGGGCCTTCAGCGTCAGGAGTTTCCATGTCGTAGGGGGCAGGAATGGTTTGGATGCCCCGACTTGTCTGCACCTTTGGTGAAATACCCTGTCGAAGTGCCTCACCAACGGTCATGATGACGGCGTTTTCAGTGTGGCCCTCCAACTGCTCTTTGATGCGCTCAGCCATTTCGATATGAGTTTGGTCGCGCTGGTCCTCGGGAATCCGAAGCACGTCGAGAATACGGTCGTTTGAGGAGTTCATGTTGATACGCATGTCTTTGTTCACGAGATTCAATCCGTGAGCCAACACCTTTGCGGGCGAAGAGGAGAGGTCGCCACCAATCTCTTCTTCAAGCGAAGCACCCGGTCTTTTTCCGATTGCGTAGCCCCACGTCCTAAGTCCATGTTGTTCACCTCCGTTCATGAGAAGGTCCTTCTCAGCAGCGTGAAACAACTGAACGACGTTAGGGATGAACTGTGGGCTGTCCGGCTTGAAGTGCTCAGGATGCGTCTTGAGTGCAGACTGAAACATCTGACGAGCGCGGGACGTCACAGCAGTCATGTCCATGTCGAACTTCTTGTTCACATGCGCGCGTCTGCTGAAGTCATCTTTCGACGGGTCAAACTCGCTTTCACCGACCTGCTCATAGGACTCCATCATCTCATCGAACTCACGATGGGCGTCAACGATTCCGCTGGAGTCGTAGATTTCACGGAAGCGACGCATCATGTCGGCGCGCTTGTTGGGGTCTTCAACACCTGCGATGAGCGCTTGCACTTCTTCAGAAGAAGCGTTGCCGATTTCATCTTTGAACGAGGAAGAGAACTCTTCCTGAAGTGCGTCTTCCAACGCCAATTGTGTGTCGGACAGATGATTGAGGGTGATTTCGTCAACGACTTCGTCATGACCTGCCTCATCCAGCATTTCAGCAAACTTCTTCGATGAAGTCTTGCCCTTATCAGCCCACCCCTGCAAGCGGTCAAATTCACGCTTCGTGCCACGAGTGCGCTCGACGTTGCCGGCTTCCATCTCTTGCTGCGAATGAAACTTGTCTGGGATTTCACCTGAGCCAGCGCGCATCCGCGTAGCCAACCAGTGCCACCAACGAGATGCCCTTTCCCGCATCGTGAAGCGTTGCTTGGAGCCAATCGCACCGTAAGAGTCGCCCGTGGTCCATCCGGTATTGTCAAGAGAAAACTTCTGCACCTTACCGCCAGTGACTTGACGAATCTCATCGTCGCTTTTGCCGGCAACTGAATTGGAATATGCCGGTGAAGTGCTGACTTTGCCGTGGAATGCTGCCTGATTTCGAGTGCGAGAGCGACGCTTTGCCGTCTCACTCCTTGGTTGAGAGGCGTTGAAGAACGACAACTGAGCACGCGGACTGCCCGCGTGTTGTGTCTCAGGTGCAAAACCCATTGAGATGTAGCGGCTGGTGAGGCCGAGTGCATCCTCGTTCGGCGTAAAGCGACCGCCTTCGAGTTGACCGAAAGGCGAACGCTCACCGGGCCACATCTGATGTAGCATTTCAACCAGCATCTTGGGATGCTTCCCATAACCACCCTCGTAGTGGAACGGTTTGCCCCAGTAATGTGCAAGACCAAGCAAAGAGCCGTCATCGGCGCGCAGCCACGATTCTCGCTCAGACTCGGGGATGTCGTCAAGCGATGGGACGTTGTTCCCGAGATGATAGAAGGCGTCAATGTCGCGTGAAAACTTGGAAGACATCACAGCATCAGTAAGTTCGTCAGAGGCATCGTGCAGACGCTCAATCAAATCCTCTTGCCCAGCAGGGTGGCTCGCATCGGTAGCGTCAGGATAGAGAGGGTGGTTGTCAATGAACGCACCATCTCTGTCTCTTCCGAGGAACCAGTTCACGCTGTGTTCAGGATGGGCGTATGCCGGTTTCAGTCTACCGAGTAGTTCCCGATTCTCTTCGGGTGTATTACCCTCCATCTTCTTGGCGAGTGCAGCAGTGATGTTGGGAATGGGGTAGTTCTCGTCAACGACATCGTCCTCCGTATCTCCGGGGTTCATATAACGTGAAAAGCGTTCGTTGACGAAGTCGCGCAAAGTCCTATCAGGATTGCCGGGGTGAGGGGTGTGGCTGAGAGCGTAGAAGAGGTTGTCTCTTTCGAGGCCTTCAAAACCACGAGCGTCGGTTAATCTCGACCCCTCGTTGCGCTTGCGCATGGTGGCTCCGGCGTGATGCGTATGTCGCGCTGCAGCGTGAAAGAGAGGGGTGAAACGCTGAGCGAAGTCACGCTTCACACGCCCCATGTCGATGAAAGGAACCGGGCCGCTGAGTTTCGCAATTTGCTGGTCTGCTTTATCGGTGCCGTGTTCGTCAATGTGTTTCAAGACACGGTGAATGTCGGCAGGTGGCAAAAAGTCCAAACCAAGAAGATACGGCCAAATTCCAAAGCCGTGGTCAATGTCGTAGTCCTCCAATGACTCGGGGTCGTTGATACCACGCTCCGCGATTTCTTCTTGACTCATGGTGCTTTTGGGGTCGACGTTGGCTCCGATGCCACTGCTAAACCAAGTGTGGTCTTCAACCGCCTTGAAGTGCTCTTCACGCATGCGATAATCTCGCTCGACAGGGTCTTCGGTGTCTGCAAACACCATCAGTTCGGACAATTTCCCTCCGCGACTCTGGAGCCACGCTTGATACGCCTGCTCATAGACGGCGTGCGAGGTGGACATCAGTGGCCCGAAGTGAGGAATATGCTCTTCGTCTTCAGCACCGCTACGCTTTCGAGGCTCAAAGGCTCGCTTGCCCTTGTTGGCCTTGAGGTGCGACAACTCAGCGGAGGAGTATCGTTCGGCCAACGACATTCGCAGATTTTTGTCACCCTTCTGATAGGGTTGAGGTAGGTAGAAGCCGCGAAGCAAACGCGCCCACATGGGGCGACCTGTCGGGTCTGTTGGGTCATAGGAAAGCAGACCTTGACCGTCACTCAGAAAAGATTCGTCGTAGCGACCGATAGGTTTGACTTGAGGCCACATTCGATGAATGTCGCGTAGAGAGTGTTCCACGATGCGGTCAGAGAAGGTGTGCTGGGGAACGCGAGCAGCCTCATCGCTGATGTTCCCACCGAGCACTCCTTCCTCTTTCTGCTGCTCAGTGCTGCGTCCAGTTATCTGTGCTTCAAGCGCAGCGACGCGGTCAGAGAGTTTGCCGAAACTCAACATCTCATCTACACTGACGCTACCACTCATTGTGCTGCGCTTATCTTTGAGTTCGGCCAACGCCTCCGCGTATTCCCGAGCAAGTTCAGGGTTGTTGACCTGCAAGTCGAGCAGAGCGTTCTCAGAGAGGGCTGGCTCTGCATCGAGTTTGGTCCTGAAAGCGGATTTGAGGATGGACTCACAAAGACGGTCTTCCCACAGCGGCTCGAACTCGATACCGTGATGCTCAAGACTGAGTTTCGCGAACGCGTAGTTCGCGATGTTGTCTTCATAGTCGTTAAAATCGACAGCGCTTTTTAGCAGGTCGTTGCGAGCGCGAATGTAGACCTCCGCTGGGTCTTCCTCCACACAGGCTCACCCCTGAAGTCCACGGCACGTTGGACCGAATCCCTTCAAGCAGCCGGTCATCAAGTTCCCACCACAAATATGACAACCGGAAGCGCGGCTCTGTGCAATCTGCTGCTTGGTGAGCGATTCACCCTGCACTTGGCGGTCAGCGCCACCACCATCATGTGGATTCAATTGAGCAGAAAGCCCGTCGAAGTTGATAGAAGACGACTGGCCACCCTTATTGGCGACATCTTGCGAGTTGATGACATACTGGTTGGTGGAATAATACGCGTTGCGCGTCTGCCCACCAGACTCGGATGCGAACATGATGTTCTGAGGCTCAAAACCAAACGTGGTCGAGAAACCGGGTTCGGCCTTCTGCATTTTTGCACCGCAACCCATCTTCATGCAAGCGCCCTTTTCCATCTTAGCGCCACACTCAGGGCAGTCTTTGGCCTTCTGCATTTTTGCACCGCAACCCATCTTCATGCAACTGCCCTTGTTCATGGCCTCGCCACATTCAGGGCACTTTTCGCAATCGCGACAAGATTCGCCCTTCTTGCACTTGCACTTGCCTTTTTCCAGTTTGATGTCGTCGTCGCCCTCGTCTTGAGGCCCTTCGTCTTCATCGTCACACTCGCAGTCGTCGCCCTCACCTTGACACTCAGGGCACTTTTTGCCCTTCTTCTTGTCCTTGGGGCCTTTACCGTCGGCAGCAAAAGCGGGGACGTCTTCGCCCTCATGCTCGACCATGTCGAGTTCTTCGGCCTTTTCAAGCAGGCGCATTGCCTTGTTGAGCAAGTCCATGGCTTCGCGGGATGCTGGGCTGGGAATCGGCTTCAAGGGAGCACCTCCACAGAACGGGCCTGCTCAGCCATTTCGTGAATATCGTCCCACGACATCTGATGAATCTCAGCGTTTGAGGGGAAGCCTCCCTGCTCACCCTTGAGCAGTGCGCTACTATCGGCGCGGAAGGGGTCGTGAGGAACGTCTTCACTCAACGGGGTAGTTGCGGAGACAAAACCTGCTTTGCGGAGCATGGCTGAAGGGTCACGGAGTGCCTTTCGGAGATTAGCGTTTTCAGTCTTCAAGGCCTGCACATCGCTGTCCATGGCTTCCATCTTGGAAATGAGCGCGTTCATCAAGCGCTCTGTCGTGGACACTTCCTCCGTCATCTGCTCACCTCACGAATCGGGGACAAAGCGACCAAAGGTGCCACGGTGAACGCGAGCACGGTTGTGCGTGCGAGCGGCGATGACGGTGCCGGGAAGAACGTCAGCGCGCTGAGCGACATCGAACTTCTGCCCGGTCACGTTCATCTTCTGAATCATGTTGCTGGCGATTTCGTTGTGCTTGTCGGTTTCAGCCTTGACAATGGCGCCGTGAATGTCGTCTGAAAGGAAACCGGCGAACTTCAACACCTCGTTGATGTGGTCTTGTGCATCTTGTGCGTTACCGCTTTCCAGCGCCTTCGCAAAGGCTTCGCTGTGAACAGCCATTTTTCGAGCCATCGGGTGCATTTTGAGTAGGTCCATCGAAGTCCCTCTGTTCCCCGTAGAACGCTCCTGCTTAAAGCATTAAGCCCCGCGAAGTCGTCGCGCATCGCCAATCGCTCTTGAGTTCTGCATCCCCTGCGTGGGTGCTGGACCTCGCTGCTGAACGCTGGTTACAGGTGAGCCTGCACCCGGACTACCGCGAGCCTGCGGTCGAGCCGGTGAGCGTGGTGTGCGAATACCCGCACCTTCACCGCCCGGTTGAGAAGCGGGCATGGGTGCTCCGCGCATCATACCCATAGGCGGCATCGCGCCACCCGGAGGCATCGCGCCACCCGGAGGCATCGCGCCACCCGGAGGCATACCCGGAGGCATACCCGGAGGCATACCCGGTGGCATACCGGGTTGGCCACCCTCTTGCTCTTCCTGCTGCTTGTAGACAAAGCGAATGTCGCGGTCGCCTTCTTGAAGCAATTCCGGCTTATAGCCGAGCATCGCCATACGCTGAGCGAGGTTGACCTCCATTTCGTCGCGTCGCAGGCGAGTGATTTCGTCTTCTTCCTCGTTGGGGTAGAGAGTGAGTTTCCAATCGGAGACATCCATCTCACGCAACATACGGGGGAACAGAACGTTGGTGTAGACCTTCTGACCAAACTCGACTGCGCGGTTGGTGACAAGAATCTGCAATCCCTCGTTGTTGAGGCCACCGGACTTGCCGTTGTCAATCATGAAGATGGACGAGACGCCGTAATACGCCGCGATGCGGTTGCGAATCTCGTCGCGCACAGCGATGTATTGCATCTCTTCCAACGTGTCCATGAACTTGACCCAGTTCACACCACCGCGCCCAGTCTGACTTTCGATACCGACCTTCGGCACGTAGTGCGGGTCACGCTCCATCTTCTCATCGACAGATTTCCAAAACGACTTCATCGACTCAAGATTATCCGTGGTGACAGAAATGATGCCTTTTGGTGTGCGTCGCTTCTGATACGCGGTGTAGATGTAGTTGTCCATGGCCGTGAGGCTCATCGCCTGTCGCCACATGGTGTTGACAGGACTGCGACCGTAGAGTTTGGACGGGTTATACTTGCTGATGTGAATGACTTCGCCCTTGGTGAAATACTGATTTTTCCCACTGCCAGCCATGTTGACATAGTGCGCGTCAACCATGCGCGAACCACAGGTCTGACATTTCGGGTCTTGACCGGGGTATGCGACTTGGTCGCGGTGAATGCGGCACACCTTATACCGCCCACCACGGACACCACGCTTGTCTGCGATGATGCGCATGAAGATAGGGTCACCTCGAATGATTTCCTTGACGCGGAAAAAGGCAATATCGCCCGATTCAGGGTCAACGTAATACTCCTTGATGAGAATGAGAAAGGCGTCGTCCACGATGTTGAGGTCGTTTTCGACTTCACGCAAGACTTGCATGAAGGACTGCTCCATCGAGTTCTCCTGATTCAGTAGCCATTTGGCGTAAATGACTTGCTCAGGGTCAGGCTTGCGAACCTCACCACCGCAGGATTTGCAGACGTCGACTGAGTGATTAAACTCCTCCTCACACTCGATGCACTTGGATTCAAAACGCTTCTCCCAGTAGTAGCCGCGCCTGAAAACCTCTTGCTGAAGTTTAGACTGGACCGTGCGTAGAATCAGGTTTTCGTGACTGACCGCATACAGCGATGGGATGGTGATACCCTGTGCGAGCACAGGCTCCTGAATACCCGTGGTGTAGAGGGGCATTTGTGGTTGCGGCGTCGTGCGACGTCGAAATGGGCTGGCGATGGCCGACAAAAATCGGCTGACTGGTCCTCGTTCTTCTTCAGCCATCACAGACCCTCCGCGTAAGTGCCGACAGTGTCGGCGTCAATACCCCAACCACTCAGAAGTTCAGCAGACTTCTTCGTGTGGTCTTTCCAATTTTCATAGCGCACAAGGCGCTTGAGTTCCTGTTTTCGAGTGGCGTCCTTCTCGTCAATGAAAGCGAGCACGGCCTTCGCCTGCGTCGACTTCATGCGTAGATGAGGTAGGACCCCGGTAAGGAACTTCCGTAGGTCGGCCTTAGAGTAGAACTGGAGGCGGTGTTGACTTCGCTGCGAGGCTTTGTGATACACTTTACCGTCCAACTGAAGCACCCCGCAGTCCAGCGTTTTGTAGAGGTCTTCACAGTGTGTCCTACCACGGTCGCCTGTAGCAATCAAGCCCGCACGAGGCTCACCTCTTTCGGTGATGGTGATATAGCCGTCAGCATCGAGAAAGCCAGCGCCGTAGGCCCACGAATCCTTCATCACCAGTCCATCGGTGGTGATGCGAACGTATGTCCCACGTTGAGCGCCCTTGATGATGTCATACTCTTCACCGTAGAGTGAGAGCAGCATGGAGAACTTCTTGTCCGTGTAGGACTTTTTCACGATGCCTGCATCATCCATGTTGATACGAATCTCAGCAGCCTTCATCGGTCCCTTTTGCAGCAATTCTTCAGCCGCAAACGAAAGGTAGTCCTGTTCCTTTTTCGACAGTTTGTCGGCCTGAAACAAGGCCGTGCGCCACATCTTTCGCGCATCGCTACGGTCGCGCATCGCATTTGCCCACGCCTGTTGCTCTTCAGCACCCCACACGTCTTCGTGCTCATCGAGCATCTTCAACGTAGACTCGGCTTTTTGCCATAGCAAACAAGCCTTCTGCAAAGACACGCTACGCGACTCGCCAAACTGGCGCAGGTGCTTCAACGAGCGGTCGGACAGACCCAGCCCTTTGATGGCGTCTTCTTTTCCAACGCCCCATGAGAGATTGCGGATGGTCATTTCCGCTTCTAAGGCCTTCATCATGCGGATGTCGCCAATGAGCGCGTCGATGTCGCTTTTTGCATCTTTGTTGTGACGACGTGCCTTGCGCAGCCGCTTGACCATCGCGTCCGCAGTCGTGCCCGTCTTTGCTTCAAACCAACCGTCACCGTTGGGGGCAAATGAATAGGACTTCTGCATGATTGAGATTTTTTCCTCAAACACGACATCGTGAGGGATATCTTCAACTTCGATAAGCGCCGACCCCCACATAATTTGACCTCTCCTGTGACCTCTACTTAACACCGACCCATCCTTTGACGATGGTTGGCTTGCCGCCGACGCCCTGCTTCTTTGCACGCTTCCGCTTGGTGGCTGAGCGCTTCTGACCTTCGCTCATCGAGCCACTGGTCTTCGGCGTCTTGTCGCTGACCTTGACAGACGGACGGCACTTGGGGTAGCCCTTGCTGCCCTTCTTGGCTTTGGAGCGACCGCAGGGCGGGTGCTTACCGTCCTTGTCTTTGCGGCTGACGTCCACCCACTTTTCCTTGAACCAGCGGTTCAAATTCTTGATGACGAGAACATCATGGCAGGTGCAGCGGTC